TCGTTCTGTCCGTTTAGGTTGATTAAATTAGCGTTGCTGTCTCCTTCCACACGAAAATCAACGTCTGCTCCCGCTTCATTTATTACTACGGCTTTTTGAGCTGAAGTGTCGTCTACCAAGAACTGCGAATCCGTGTCTGATATTTGAACAGAAGTAACAGAATTAGCTGTCAATCCAGGGTTTCCGCTTGCTGCTGCTGTCAATCGTCCGTCGGCATCAACCGTTATATTTGCGTTTGTATAAGCACCTGCTGAAACAGTCGTTGCCGCCAACTCACTTGAACCTACGGCTCCAGTTACTATCGCATCCGCAGTAACAGCGTCTGTTGCCAGCTTAGTAGAATCGACTGAGCCTGTAGCCAGTTGTGACCCGCTTACTGAACCTGTAGTAACTGGAACAGCATACCCTCGCTGAATGACTACGATCTTAGCACCTGTTGCTGGTGAACTTCCAAAAGTTATAGTGTTTGCATCAGCGCTAATTGTGTAATCAACCGTAGGCTCTTGCAGAACTCCGTTTATCGCAACTTCGTACATCGTATCTCCATCCAAGTTTATTCCCGACGAAAAGGTAAATGCAGTGCTACCGTCCCCTGTAAACGTCGTCTTGGAAGCAGTTGTAGACGAACCTGTAACAGTGTTTGATATTTGAGTATCTACATAGGTCTTCGTGGTAGCGTCTTGAATAAGAGTAGGGTCGCCTACGTTTACAATCTTGTTAGTCTTAGCGTCCCAGTTATTACCTCCAGCTTGCTTCTGTAAGGACTGCTCATTCAAGTTACCTATCTCTTCATTCAAGTAAAGGTTATGACGGTACGACTTGTCGAGTTCAGACTCGGTCAAGACTGATCCGTTAACAAAGTCCACGAATGGATTATCTGAATCTGCGTTTGAGTTACGTCGTATACGCACAACACCAGAAGTAACAGGAGTGTTCAACCTAATTAAGTTAGGACTTCCTGCAACAAGCGAGTAAGCGGAAGTCGCTTGAAGGACGCCGTCAATTTCGACGACGACGTGTGAGTCTTCGAGGTATTCAAACGTTATGTTGAAATCCGTTGTCGAAGTAGAGACGGTATAGTCTTCAAAGGTATTAGCCATGATGTTATGTGTTTAGTTATTGGTTTAAAAGTGAGAGTACGGACGAGTGGTCTGCACCTTGCCTGTACTGCGTTTTTGCCTGTGAGACTTGATCATAGTATTGAGAGAGTTCTGGAAACTCAGTCATTGTTTCATTCAAAGCCTTGGTTCGATACTTCGTCAACAAGGTAGTTATCTTCTGAACGCGAGGACTGGGCAATCCAGGTTCCGATTGGGGTGGAAGACGTTGGTAATTGGAAGAAGATATTAAACGCTGCAACGCCTGTCTAAGCGTCCTACCTCCTATACGTACGGTCTGTAACTTTTCTTGCCTTCGATCATGTGCTGTACGTCCTTGGTCGTTCTCAAATGCTAACAAGTCGATAAGACCTCCATTGGTAGAAGGCGGTGGACGGAACGCATGATTAAGATCAGCCATCTCGGTAAGTATCGGATCGTTCTTTTCCGTACTCATCGCAATAGGGCTGATAGCTCCAATAAGCGGTTTGTTTTCGATCATTATCGATTCGCCTAAGATGTTACGTTTTGGATCGAGGTTGTCACGTCCGCTGGGTAGTTTGTTATAAAAAGCATCCGCGAACGACCTGACTTCTCTAGCTTCTTGCGTACCCATTCCGTATTGTATTTGACTCAAGAAACCGCTGTACGGAAGCATGGACGATCCGAAATTACGTAACAACCTGTCTCCGTACCTTTCTGGGTCAGATAAAGCGTCCGTAAACATCTGAATACCAGACAAGTAAGACTTGTTAGTAACGTTTCTTACGAGAGTTAAAGTCAACGCAGAGAACACCTTATCCAGACCGCTTTGATCGAAGTCTCTAGGCGCTCTTATACCTTGGTCAATCAAGTCAGCCCCGACGCCAAGTAGTGTTCCAAACGGGTCAAGACGTTGATAGCTGTAGTATTTACCGTCGATCTTGAAGCTGTAAGGTTGCCAGCCTGTAGCTTTTAAAGCTTTCTTTTCAGCTTCGTTTTTAGGTCCACCTCCTGTTATGTATTCACGGTTGTTTACTATAGTGTCTAGGAAAACCGAAGACAACAAAACGCTGGTCGCAAGTTTACCTGTTGCTTGCGCTTTTGCTATTGGGTCGTTTCCTCTTAAAGATTTGAACAGTTTTTCTCTTTCGGCGTTAAGAAACGGGAAAGGAACTCTTGCGTCTGATTTAAGTCCTACGTCTGATAACTTGGAAGGAATAAAAGAAAAAGGAGTACGTTCAAAAGCAAAAGCCAAGATGTTAGTCGGAGTACGCACGAACGGTAAAATAAATCTTAAAGGAGACCACGCTTGAGTAGCTCCTTGTATAGCCGCACCAAGTGTTCCTCTTTCTAAGTCTTTGGTAAACGTCAAGTAGCGGGCTTCTTCCAAAGCAAAGTCGGCAAGAGCTGACGCACCTTCTTTCTTGTTTTCAAGAACGTACTGTTCGACAAACTCTGCTTCCTCGGCGCTGTCCGTTATTCCTTTATTTTTAGCCGCTTTCGTCCCCTCGCGTATTAAAGACTCTTCGGAGTAGTGACGACCTCCAGCAGTTATTATGTCTTCCAAACCTTTTTCAATGTACTCCGCAAGTTGTCTGGGATCGCTTATGCCTTGTTGAACTCCGTCCATTGCAAGTTTAAAACGAGCAGCACGACGATAGTTAAGTTGCTTGAAAAACTCGTCGGTCGTCATAAGTAAACGCGAAGGCATTCGTAAGAAGTTCCCTGCGTGTTTAATCAATTCGTATCCTTTGTCTCCTTCACTCCTTCCAAAAGCTTCGGGAGTTATGGCGTCCGTACGTCCTTCGTTAAAAGCTCTAGCGTCTGGGTCGAGTAAGTTCTCTCCGCTTTTCGCTGCGTTCTTGGCAAATGAAGCCGCTTCTCTAAACATTGACATGTCTGCCCAAGAAGAGAACGCATGTCTTGTTACATCTAGATTGCCAGTCAGAACGCCTCCTATTGCCGTTTCAAGTGTGGACCAGACGGATGTTAAGGCGTTGCCCATAAGGTTTACTACCTGCGTTCTCGGACCACTCAAGATGCTGTTAATCCAATACTCGGTAGGCATGTCCAAGAACTTACGTCCTTGCGACTTACGTGACAGTTTGAATAATCCGTTTATAGCTTTTTCAAGGTCTTTCTCGTCCACTCCTGTTTCCTCAATAATCTTTACGAGTTTCTCAACAGACATTCCTCCGTTCTCGTTAACAAAGTTCTTACGAATGCCTTGACCCTTCATTTCTGACTCGGTCAATCCAAGCTTACGGCGTCCCATACGTTGACGTCTGTCACTTAACGTAAGTGAAGTTTGACGACCTATGCGATAGTACCTTTCGGAAAGGGAAACCATTTCTTGAAACGTGTTTTTGAGCTTTGCAGTAACTAAGTCGCCTCCTCCAGATTCTTTCCATTCTTTTGCAATTCCTACAAGCTTCTCAACATACTTAGAACCTATCAACTTGTACGCCATAGCTTCTTTTCGGATTTCTATCTGACTAGCTTCGGTCTTCTCCATGTTGTTTAGCAACTGTGAGATGTCGTTGTCTCCCGTATTTATAGGAGTATTCTTCCTGACTTCGTCAGCCAGTTGTTCCATCGTTTGATCGTTAGCTGCTATTTCTTCTTTGACGGAATCTATGAACGAATATTGTTGATCGTCCGTCTCGAACCTCGGCATCGAAATGCCTTCACCTCTGGTTATAGCCTTGGCAATACCCGCGTGTTCGGGAGAGACTTCGTCGGCAAAGTCCTTCATTTCCTTTGTACTGATATCAGTAAAGCCGTAGTCCAAGGGACCCGACCTTTGCTTCTTAATGTTCCGCTGCTTAACGAAGTCGTTGAATATCTTCTGCCTTTGATCGATTCCAAGTTTCGACTTAACGCTCGCAAACAAGTGTTTAAAAAGGATTGCAATTTCTTGAGTAGCTCTTTTGAACGTACCTTGTGGAGCAAGTTTAGCGTCTGCGTCTAGTTTCGAAAGAAACGCATCCGTCATTTCTTCCGTAAAGTATTCGTCAATTTCAGAAAAGCGGTAGTTCTTTTCGTTATATTTACCGTTTAGAAAGTCTTTTAGTTCTTTTGGTTGATCTGCAAGTTTAATGTTTTGCAAGTCCCACTTATCCACATCCTTAACAACGATTCCAAAACTTTGAATGTATTTATTACGTTCTCTATTAAACTGTTTTGTAAGGGCATCTACATCTTTCTTTGGTAAATATCGACTAAGACTGTGCCATAGCTCGTGAACCATCGTACGGGACAAGCTACCTTCTGCGACGTTTTTACGTATTTCTAGAAGTTTGTTACCAAAGTTAAAGCGACCTTTTGCGGCTATCTTACTAGTTATTGACAGGGAGACGTCGCTGAACATATCTTCGCCTATAAGGTCTATAAACGCCTCAACGTCTTTAACTTCTTCTGGGTCAGCTTCCTTGTGGAGTGCTTTTTTACGTAAACGGTTTTTAATGTACGTCGCGCCCCTGCTTCCTTCTAACCCACGTTTTGCTTCAAGATTAGTTTTAAAAGGTTGTAGAGGAGGACGGGCGTCGATAGCTTCGTCAAACGTATTTACAGGAGCCTCGACTTCTTCCATACGTACAGACAAGTCGTCTAACGCGTTAGGTAAATCTCTCGTTGAAGAAGCATCCAAGTCAGGCATTAACTTAACACCTTCCGCGCCAAAAGGTTCCTGCATTCCATTGGCAACTTCTTCTGGACTACCACCTTCGGAGCGTATCTTTTTACCACGCTTCATCGACTTTAAGCCTTTGACGAATCCTAGTGCAGCAAACTCCAGTCCCAGACCTTCAAGCACGTTTTTAATGCGTCCTTCGATCTCGCCTTCGTCTTCGTCGTGAGCAAGGAACTCGGTAACTGGGTTTTGTAGTTCTGGGTACTGTTGAATAAAGTTTGATAAACGAGCTTCCTGTCCGTTAAACATCGTAAAGTCCGTCACGGCTCCAGCTATTGCTCCACGACTGACTGTACCGCTTAACGCCTTTTGCGTAAGACTACCCGCTTTAGCTAGGTTACCTGCTCGTCCAGCCCATCCGAAGATTGGTACAAAGCCTGTCATAAATTGAGATATACCTTCAACTGCACTTCCTGCTACCGTGGTAGACGTACCTAAGAACTTCTCGTCGTAGTCTGGGAGAATGTCAAAAGCAGCTAAGTCGGCAAGGTTGTAAACGCCTTGCACTGCACCCTCTACTCCACGAAAAGGAGCAGCTAAAAGATCGAAGAAAACGTTATCGTCGTCCTCGGTTTGTCCGATAGGAAGTTGTGGATTAGCCATAGTTATTTTTTATAATAAAATTCGAGAGCCTTATGATTTCTCTTTTGGTTAGTGATAAAGTTTAAAATATCGTCTTCCTCGCCTACGAGTTCTGCTATCTTTTTAACTTCAGCAGGAACAGCGCTTATATTACTACCCGCTTTTAACGCTTTTTCTATTTGCTCTGGAGTAGTCAAAACGGTGTTAAACGAATTGACGTCGGTTCCGATTTCAAACCGATCACCATTGCTCGTTATTTGCTCTTCCAAGGTCTTTAGGTTGAGAAACTCTTCTGTAAACACACGGCGTATTTTAAATCCAAGCTCTTTAGCTGTTTTTCTTTCTGTTGAAGTATAAGTCTTGAACATAAGTGTTTCGGCTATTTCGTCGGCGTAGGGAAGAAGCATAGGAGCAGTAACTAATGCACTGGCGTATACGAAACCCTTGTGAGGGGGGGAAAGGCCTAAGCCGTCTCGACGCTTTTTTGAATTAGGAGCCGCTATTGTAGCTAGATGTTCAAGGGCTGCGTTCGTATTCTCCTTAACATATTTAAACGCTATCTTTCTGTTTTCGTCTGTTGTAGCTTTATTTGCCGCTACTTCTAGATTTTTAACTACATTACTTGTAACCTCTTCTGGACTGTCCTCGACAAAAGGATAGAGCATAGGAGCAGTAATTCCTAAAGCTGTCTTTTTGAGTACGTTATCTCCAAGTCCAGAGGGCAGAACTCCAGAACCAAACTTCAAAAACCCCCTGCCTACAGGTTCAGTTTCATTAAACTGAAAATCATTTCGGGCTTTGTTTTCTTTTTCGCTCTCATCTTGAAAAGCGGTTGATAAGCCCTGTACCTCAAACTTTACCGCTTGCTGGGTCTTTTCAAGCTCGTCCAAAATAAAAGCGTCTAAAGTTAGACCTGCTGCTGTAAAGTTAGACGCTGCTCCCGCACGTATCAGCGCGTCTTGTTTGTCAATTACTTTGTCGCCAAAGTTCGCTTGGGTTTCGTTGTAAAGCCTTTGGTATTGCGGAGTGTTTTTTATATCGGGAAGTACATCACCACTGGAAAGTATAGATTCAAAGATGTTGTTTACCCTTGTAGGCGCTTGTCGTACCATTGTACTTTTCCGAACCATAAGACCACGTTGGTGTTCTAGCGTGTCATGATCCCCTTTAAAAACTTGTTCAAACTGCTCTATTGCTGGACCGCGGAACCGCACGTCGTCGTCTTCTCTCGCGAACCTTTGAGCTGCTTTATTAATTTGAAACTTATCCGTATACTCAACGCCTTTGTACATACCTGTACCCGTGTTTTCAACGGCGCTTAAAGCTACTACAAATTCAGACCGTTCAGTCTCAAGACGCTCGTCTCGACCGCCTTCTCGTATTCTTTGGGCAGCTTCAACCTCCCGTTCAATCGAGTTCATTATACGGTCAACTTGATCTTCGTTCTTATAAAAGAGTTGGTTCCCTACATAAAAATTGTCTTCGGCGTACTGTAGAAACTCGTAAGCCCGTTGCTCGCCCCCAGGAAGGTTAGCCAGTTGCTCTGCTACATTTTCGATAACTTTGATCTGTTGAGCAGCGTTAAACGAGTTGAGTTCTGCCCAAGGTCCAGCCCCGCCGTCTTGTGCTCTTAACGACTGTTCCATATATAACCCGTATTCATTAGGTTCTAATGGAGCGTCTTTAGCAAGTCTGTAAATTGCCGAAGTGTTTTGAAGTAGTGTTTCGCCTTTTGCTACTGTAGCTTTCCTTCCGTCGTACTGACGAGTTAAATTAAGAATTGTCGGATTTAGGACTTCTTGAAAACCCTCGCTTCCGTACGTCCCTTGTTGTAGTGCTGGTTTATCTGAAATAAATGCCTGACGCTCTTCTTCAATAATTTCAGCAGTTGTTAGATTACTGTCACCTTCTTGAGGGTTTTCCAAACGACCTTTTGAGTCAAGTAAGCGTTGTACGAAAACGTCGTGCGCTGCTTTACCTTCGGCTCTTCGCTTACGCTTTTGATTTAGCGGCGAAGCAAGCCAAGGTATTAGACCCTTACGAGACATTGAATCAAGTTCTCCTTCGGTCTTAGATAAACGCTCGGTCAATTCTTCAGGCGATAACCGTTTAAGCTCATCGCTGTGCATTTCAGCATCTGTGACGGCTAAAGCCCCATACTCGTTCAACGCACTGTTAAAACCAGACAATGTATTTGCTAACTCTGTCAACTTGTTGCTTCCAGCTTGCTCAACGGATACACCGAAGTTACCACCGCTCTGAACGGTCGCTTGAAGTTGCGGTGCGTCGGGAAGGTCTCGTACTTGTACTCTAGTCATTAGGATATTAAGGTGTTTTAGGTGTGCCAAATTCGCGTTTTAATTCCATCCCTGTACGAGCACCTTTTACGGTACTGCCGATCAAGTTTATAGCGCCTTGGGCAAAGCTCGTTCGAGCCACGGGTCTGTTAATGTCGATAAGTCTGTTCTTTGAACGGAAGCTGGCGTCGGTAGAAGCAAGTCCTGCTTGTACGTTTCTGAAATCACGTTGCTGAAGAGCCATAGCTCTATTCTGAGCTTCTTGATTGTAGTAGTCATTTAACACAGCATCTACAGATACTCCAGCAACATTACTCTGACCTTTAGCAACAGTAACTGCTCCACGAGACTTGACTGCTTGTTCTTCTATTTTTCCTAGTTCCGTCCGCATTGCAACTTCTTCTTGTGCCTGTCTAATTCCAATCGAACGTTGTTCCATTAGTGCTCGTTGACGTTCAGCTTCCGCTGCTGCCCGCTGGTACTGAAGTTGTTGCTTTTCTTGTCGCCGCTTACCTGCAAATTGAAGTCCCGATTGAGCACCCCCTAGAACGGCTAAAGCTACTGTTGCATTGCACATGATTAATTGATTTATTTATAGATTGTAAATTGTTTATAGTTGTCGATACCGCATCCTGACCAAGCAGCTCCCAGCCACGTTAACCAGCGGACTGATAACTCGTTACTTTCGCACACGATGTTAGTTAAAGCTTTGTAATCACCCATAAGACGTGCTACCCACTCCTTTGAATGTTTGATAAAAGTTCTCTTGATGTTGTGAATGCGGTAAGTACCTAGCAACCATATAGTTCCTACGCCTGTAGTATTCGACTGAGTCACTCCAAAGCTTGCTACTGTACGACAGTCCTTGTCAGTTATCGTCCACGCCTCTTCTGAGACCTCGTATGACTCTTCTAAAGCGTGTCTAGGGTGTATGCCTAGTCCGATACATTCCAGCATGTCAGCCATTCTCATGTCTTCGTATATCTGGGCAGCATCAAAGTAACCGTCGGCAGGTGCGATTGTACAGTCGCTATAGACGTGCTCTTCAAGCTCCATATCGTCTAGACCTAGAATGTACAAATGTCTCAAACTCTGCTGATAGAATCTTCATAGGCAACGCTGAACTTGATTTGATCTTGATCGTCACGTCGTCGTGCTTTGAATGAACAGGAAACCTAAATGACCCGTCGTCAAGTACAAGCGAACCGATCACAGCATCAGCACCTAAGCTAGTTGGGTTGAACGGATAAGAATAAGTATCCCGATACTGTGGTGTAACTTCGACTGTAAAGTGTCCTGTGTCTCCATATTCAAACGATCCGTTACGTAGGATTTGCTTAGTAAAAGTACTAGTAGACCGTCCACCTCGTTCCGTAGGTTGCTTAAGAGTCTGCGTAGACAGTTCGAACTCCATGTCGTATTCAAGACCTACATAGAACGGATTAGTAGAAAGGTCTAGGTTTACGGTAAACGTTGAAGAAGAAGTCCTAGTAATTGCATGACGGCTACCTGTATCTGTGTATATTACAGCTCCTGCTGGGTCGTAAGGCATCGAACTAACTGTGGTAAGCTTGGTAGCACTATCGTACGAACGTCCTAAGCTTGAATGAGCTACACGTCTGTCCAACAGTATCTTATAGGTCTTACCGCTGTCTATCTGACTTGGAGACAAGTCTAAAGTTTCAAGGCAACGGTTAGTCCCGTCAAAGGTAAATAAATAAAGCTTAGACTCTAATATGCCCATGCCTAAGAACTGCTTAGTAAAACTAAACTTAGACCACGACGATTGTATCCTGTCTCTGCCTTGCCAAAAGTAACGGTAAATATATAAGTCGTTCCCCGACGATGGATAAACTACGATTGTATTCTCATTAGAACTACCAACCAAATCAGTAACGCCCGAAGGAATATAAGAAGGTACTTGTGCGGTTAGGTCGTTCGCATCGTAAGTCTCACTGTCTTTATCTACATAGTATTCGTACAAACCGTTAAACTCTCCACGTGCATAAGGAAAGTACAAGAAGTTAGACAATGCAATGGGACGTCCTGCTCCTTTCATATTGTACTCAGTTACAGGAGAGATGTTAACGGTCTTAGGAGTCAACAGCTCATTACCTCTTAAAACAAACTGTGAGTCTTCACTAAACAAGATAAGCTTCTCTTGAAAGGGTACAGCGTGTTTAAGCTTGGTAACTTTAGTATGACTTATTGAAACATCTATAGGAGCGGAATCGAGAAGAGTTTGAGTGGTTGTACGCCAAAAGTTAAAATAATCATCTGCTTCACTAAAGACTATAGACGACTCAGTAAGTACTCCAAAACGATTCTTGTAGAAAAATAAGTCTTTGATCGTCTCGCCTACAAACGAAGGATTAGGGTTTGTTTTAGCGTCTCCTGCTGTCTTTGAAGTCCACGAAGATTCTTGGGCAATGTAAGCCTGAATGGTAGCACTTGGTCCAACATACGTAACACCTGAAGACCAATCGTCTGCTTCTTGTATTCTTTCTTCTTCTTCCCAATAAGCAGCACCGCCTGTTGTAGCTGGTTCCTTGTTAGTGTTAGAACCTTGTAAACTTTTATAGTACTTACCGTTATGCCTAACGATGTCAGTAAATCTTGGAATAATTTCAATAGGAAGAGTTGATTTGTCAAAATCTAAAGACAACCCTTGTGACTGACCTGTCGAAGTACCGTCACTTTCCCAGCCGTTCGTTTCAACCCAAGAACCTTCACCAAAACTTTCGTTATCTTTGGTTTCAAAACCTACATAATAGTCGTCTTGATCTGAAGCAGCGTCACCACGAATCTTGACGCGGAACCCGTCGAAGCATTTAGCTGGTAAGTCTGTGATATATGCAACTTCCTTATAAACTAAACCAAGACCTGTGTCAGAAAGCTCGTCGCTAGTGCTTATCTTAAAATCTTTTTCATTGCTGTGTTTTATCTTTAACACGTTGCCTTCCTGCTCAGTCACTATCGTTGCTCCTGCCGAAGAGATTTGTCCAGAGCTTACAGAAGCTGTAGCAGCAGTAGTGACTTTAGTTTCAACTTGACCGACTCCGTATGAGCCCGTATCTAAAAGCGGAAGCCATCCTTGGTAAGTGTAGTTTATAAGCTCAACGAAAGTTGCAGTTATCGGGTAAGTAGCCACGTCAGAGTCATAACCGCTTCCTGGGTGTGTGATGTTAATACTGGTTATCTTACCGTCTTCAATCACAGCGTCCCCCTTACCTCCTGTTCCTTTGCCAGTTCCTGTCTGTTCTAACGTTACTTCAACTTTATAATCTATCAAGTAAGACTTATAAGCCTCATCCATGTCTAAACCTGAAACTCTTGTAGGCATGATGTAAGGACCGTTTGCCGTCGGATTGCCTATGGTAACTCCTGTTAAATATTTACCTGCCGTAGGAAAAGAAGCGTCTAGTGCTGTTTTCAGACCTTCGGCAATGAGAGTCGAAGACGCGTTGGATGAGTGAGAAGTATGCGTAGTTGTTACGTTGTCTATCTTTACACTGTAATCCGTATCCAACGCCCCTTGCTTTACAAACACCAAAGCTTCTTTCTCAAGCGCCGTAGACGTAGCAAATCCTTTTTTAACAACGACCTCGTCGCTTGCAACAAAAGTTGAATCAGCAACGGTCAACGCTCTTAACTGAGTCATAGGAGAAGTAGCAGTGTCTAAGTAAGTTTGAGCACCAGTACTTATTGAAACTGTAATGTTATTGCCGTTGCCTAGGTTGTGAGCTGTCAGACTAGCTACTGAAGTATTGTGTCCGAACAAGAAAGCGTGTTTATTATCAGCGTCCCTTTTAAAGACATGCGTCTTCGTAGGAAGCGGATAAGTGTCAATAGCTTTAACAAAATCCGTATTAGGTCGTTTAGTAAGACCGTCTACGACAGAGCTTAAAGCGTTTACTTGATTCTCAGCTTGTCCTGCGTGTCTTAAATTGTCAGGCTGTTGCGATACCCCTTGGACGAGATTCGGAACGGACGTAGTGATTAATGGCATTACCTGTCGATGACGCGTAACACGTCGTAGTTGTCAAATATGGTGCGGTCTGCGTTTTCGGAGTCGCTGTCTACTGCTGTAGCTTTAGCGTTTATCTCGTCTCTCAAAGTAAAAGTCTCTATTTCAGGTGACCCAAGGAAACGGTTTGCAAACTTCCTAGCAGCTTTAATGTTAATGTAAGTACGGAATTGTTGTGGCAGCTCTTCAAAAGAAAGTTCAAAAGAGATCGTTACCTTAATGTCTTCGGTAAAGACGTCTGTATGGTTCTTCCTGTCGTACAACGTAGTACCACGCTGGACAATATCCAGATCAGTATGTTGATCGATGGGAAGGTCTATCTTAAGAGTGTTATTAGAAAGGGGAAAGTGGTTAGATGAGTTACGCACCATTGGGTATTCAAACTCGGTATTAAAGTGCCATCCTTCGGACTGCACCTCGCGATTAACTTCATCAAGTACGTTCAAAGCCGTTACGACGGATACTGGAAGACTGTTTCCACTGATCGTGTTTACAGGTGACTCGCCGATAACGCCAAGCATTGTGTTTACAGCTTCAAGCTTTGTAGTTAGTGCCATATCTAGTAGTGTTTATAATTATGGAAGAGAGGGGGAGCGAGGACAAAAACGAATAAAACCTCGCTCCCCCAACAACAACCAAGAAAAGCCTACTTCTGCAATTCGATAGCAGCTTCAGGACGGAGAACCCCGTGACCCATAGCGTACTTCGCAATGAAAAGCGTACCTTGACGTGAAATCTGATACTCAGACTCAGTAGCGAGATCGAGCAACTTCACAGTTCCTACAGCCGAAGGGTGAGCAACAATACCAATCGAGTTGGTGAAGTTACCGTTGTACCCAGCACCGCTTCCACCAAACACGTCGTTGGATGCAGCTCCGTCGCCAGTGGCGGTCGAAGACAAATCAGCCGATGGAAGGTGAGTTGACTTGTAGATGTCGATACCTGCAACTTGAGCAATAGAACCAGAAGCGAGGGAGCCTGAGCCGCCTACGTCCTTGTTAGCTGCTGAAGTTGAGACAACGAGTGATCCGCTACCGCCAGTGATGAGCTTGTAGTACTCCTGTGGACGAAGAACGCAGAAGCGACCGTCGGCAGGAATGTCGTTCTCGTCAAGTGCTTGAGCAGCAGTGAAGAGAGCAGCAACAAGTTCTGCACCTGTAGGATCGGTGTTGTCGGAATCGTCAGACCCGTCAGCAACGTTGCCCATGAGGTTAGCAGATACATCAAGTACTCCACCGTCTTTACCACCAGTGATAGTAGCAGCTGAACGAGCAGCAGCGATGAATACCTTTGCAATAGCAGTATCGAAACGGACAGCAAGAGCCTTACCCAACTCGTTAGCGTAAACGCTGCGGATGTCGTAATGGTTCTTTACGTCGTCGATAGAACTGAGGAACGTAGAAGCGAGAAGGACGTCGTCGATAGTGATGACTACTTCATTCTTCTTGATGTCGCTCAAGTAGCTGTTACCGCTGTCAGCGATGTTCTGACCTGGAGTGTAGTAAGAAGCGGAAGCAACGCCCGTTACGGGGAACTGTGCGCTTTTGCCATTCTCGATGGTTCGCATCGTGTGCAAGCTCTTGAAAACGTTGTTTTCTTCGAATGTCGTTAATATTTCGCCAGCAAATTTCTTCAAGAATAAAGCATCAACTGCTCCACTTGAATTAATCTGACCGACGCGTGAGGGAGTGGTGTCTCCATTAGCCATGATATAATGTCTCCTTAATTGAGATTAATGTTAGTGTGATGTTTGACCTCAACGCGTCGAGTTCGTTCGTAGTTATCCCGCGCACGGGGCAACGACTAATGTCGTCGAGTGATGTCGAAAGTGATAATGTCAGCGTCTACCTCCTGGGGTAAAGTAGAAACCTACTATAAGAGGATAGATGCAAGTTACGGCGAAAAGCGAAATATGTCCTGTTGTAATTGCCATATGGGCTTGTGCCGCTTGAAGATCGACGAGTCCCCATAGGAATGAGTTTCGACCTTCTCCGTCAATGTTTGTGGTTGTGAGTACTGGAACGCTTGGATAGACGGTGGTGAGGAGGGTGATTGTCGAGAGCGTACACATCCCGATAACAGCAAGCATACGCCTAGTGCCACGAACAAAAGCACCGCCGTCTCCACCATTAAGTGTTTCTTGAAATTTAAGTGCATAATCATTGTTTCTCGCTTCCCGTATCATTTCCAACTCGTACTTCTGCTGACGAGCATCGACCATAGCGCCGAACACTCCTTTTAAGATTGATCCCATCGCAGCGGAACCCCCGCCTGTCAGGAACAAAGTCAACAGTTCTAGCATAATTAAATATTGGAAACAGCAAGGCGTCGATCCAGTTCAGAATGATACGCCTTGTCTCCGCTCTTGTAGCGTGGGTCTTGCATAGCCCTGCTGACTTCTTGCATAGATTGAAAAGGCATTGTTGAAGTTCCAGTAGTGTTGCCAGTAACAAGCTTAGGTTGATTCCCGCCTTCTTCAGCCCTGTAGCGAGCGTATAAGCCGCTTACTACGAGCTTGGCTTGATCAACCGACCCGTTGTTTACCGTTTCGTTAAAAGAGTTCATCTCGTCATCTGTAAGCGTCTTGCTCGCCCATTCAGACATACCATCGTAATCGCCATTGGCTGCCGACTTGATCTGCGTAGCTTCGTTCTCTTGTAGGGCGGCTTGACCACGTGCATAACCATCGACTAGTTCACGACTAAGACCTGCTTGAGCAAGTGCTTCGTACGTTTCCTCTGACAGCTTACCGTCGTTCTCAAAGAACTCTTGTGATGCATCCGTGATTAAAGTCTGAGCTTCGTTAGACTCTGTAGTAGGTTCAGTCTCATTCTCTACAGCTTCTTCTTCCTGCGTTGATTCTTCTCTGTCCGATCCCAACTTCGATTCAAGTTCTCCGTAAGCTTTGGCGAGGTCTTCCGCTGACTCAAACTTCTCTGGTAACCATTCTGGGCGTTCTTGCTCGCCTTGAGGTTCTTCAGACGTCGCTGCTTGCTGTTCTTCGGGTTCAATCTCGTTAGGTGCTGGTTCGTTTATTTCTACTTTTTGATAATCTGCCATGATGTTTCACTTTTGGTTGTTGTTATTGTTCAACAGGCGGTTCTTCACCTTGCTGCTGTTGTTCTTGTGCGATAGCGTTTATAGTCGGTGCTACAGCAGGCGCTCCAAGCTTCATCATCATTTCTTGTTGTTGTGCTTGTTGCATAGCCATTTGAATTTCTTCATCCGACTTGATAAGTCCTTCGGTTTCGATGCCAAGAGCGGTAGCACGTCTTTTGAAGTAGTCACCTACGTTTACGTACTGAGCGACAGCTTGAGGACCGACTATTTGATT